GTGAGCAAGCAAGGGCTGGCTGATCTGGTGGAGGCTGGCAGGACGATGTTGCAAAATAAATTGTGATTCTGCTTGCATTGTTTGATTGTTGCGCTACAATTGAGCCATCAACAACGCAACGGAGCAAACAGAATGACCACCACCAACATCATCACAATTAACGGCTACACACAAGAATGCAACTGCGAACACTGCGGGCGCCCGTTGAAACTGGGCGTGAAGACTGGGGAGATTGGAACAATTGGCGCTGATTGCTTTGTCAAATTGATTGCCAAAGACAAAAAGCGCTACAGCGGCAACGGAAAGCCGTCGGCTGAAATGGTGAAGCAATATGCCATCATCATCACAAAGGGGCTGGAGTACGCCGCACGGTGCCATGGACTGTATGCCCGCAGCTTTCAGTTTCAAGCAGCATGAGAGGTGGCAAGCGCGAAGGGGCCGGGCGGCCACCTGCACCGCCAACCATCATGATCCGCGTTCGCCTGACACCAGAGCAGCACAAGGCATACACCGAGCGCGGCGCAGAACGTTGGCTCAAGCGCATGTTGAATGAGTTGATGGAAAAGAATAAATAAATGTTGCACGCATGGTTTTTCTGTGGCATATTGCGCTCCATAAGTCAGCATTGGCATTAGGACTACCCTGCTTGCGCAGGGTTAGCCGCCTTAGAAAGAAGCTGATTCCAAGCCCCGCCCGGTTCGCCGCGCGGGGCTTTTTCGTTTGCGGGGCCGATCCAACACCCTCCCGGCACATACCGCCACGGCATCGAGCCCCGCGCCTCACTTCGGACAATCCGAACAGGAACCCGAGCAATGACCAACTACGAAGAATGCAATAGAGCTGGCGCCAAGAGTCAGCTTGCCTATGAGCGCGCCAAGAGCGCATGCATCAGCGCCTGGGGGCAAGGAGTTCGCCAAGAACCGCTTAGCGGCGATGCTCTGCTGTTTGCAGAGCTGGGCGACGCGGTGCCCATTACAAGCCGAAACGTTGTGCGCGAGAAGTACCAGCTCGGTCGTGAGCGCCGACCCTATGAGGGTTAGGCATGTCTACAGTGGATAAAACTAGAAAGCGCGCCAAAACAGGCGGCAGAGTGGCTGGAACGCCCAACAAGGCCACCAAAGAGTTCCGCGAGACCATCACCAAGCTGCTGGACGACAACGCAGAGAACGTGGGTACGTGGATCACTCAAGTTGCCGAGGGCCACGGCGAGAACAAGGCAGACCCAGCGAAGGCGCTCGACTTGCTTGCAAAACTCGCTGAGTTTGCCGCGCCCAAGCTGGGGCGGGTTGAGCACGTAGGCGAAGGTGGCGGCCCCGTCCTGAACGAGATTGTCATCAAGGTGGTGGATGCAGATCGAGGCTGAGTTTCCACGGAAGCTCGCATTTCTGTTCAAGCCAGCTCGATACAAGGTGGCGCACGGCGGGCGTGGTTCTGGCAAGTCTTGGGCCTTTGCCCGCGCATTGATCCTGCTGGCCGCGCAAAAGCCGCTGCGCATCCTGTGTGGCCGTGAAGTGCAGAAGTCGATCAAAGACTCGGTGCACAGGCTCTTGAATGACCAGATACAAGCCTTGGGCTTGGGTGCATCGTTTGATGTGCTGGAGTCGGAGATTCGCGGCAAGAACGGCAGCCTGTTCCTGTTTGCGGGGCTGAGCCAGCACACTGTTGAGTCCATCAAGTCCTTTGAGGGCGTGGACATTTGCTGGCTGGAGGAGGCGCAGGTCATCACCAAGCGCTCGTTTGATGTGCTGTTGCCCACGATCCGAAAGGATGGCTCAGAGGTGTGGCTAAGTCTGAACCCGGACATGGAGACGGACGAGACGTATCAGCGCTTTGTGGCCAACCCGCCGCCGAATGCGCTGGTCGAACAGGTGAACTGGCGTGATAACCCATGGTTTCCGGAGGTTCTGGAAGCCGAACGCCAGGAAACGCTACGGCGCGACCCTGACAGCTACGAGAACATTTGGGAAGGCCATCCTAAGCGCGTTGCAGAGGGCGCCATTTACGCGCTGGAGATTGACCAGGCGTATGCGCAAAACCGCGTGCGCGCTGTGCCTTACGACCCGCTGCTGTCGGTGCACACCGTGTGGGACTTGGGCTGGAATGACTCGATGACCGTCGGGTTCTTACAGCGCTCCGGCGCCGAGGTGCGGTGTATTGACTACATCGAGGACTCATTCCGCACACTGGATTGGTACGTGGCAGAGGTCGAAAAGCGCCCGTACCGCATTGGGGCGTACTTCATTCCGCACGATGGCAGGGCTAGGGACTTCAAGACCGGGAAAAGCACAGAAGAAATCCTGATGGCGATGGGGAAGGACGTGAAAGTCTTGCCCGCCATGAGCATTGAAGAAGGCATCAAGGCCACGCGGATGATGTTTCCGCGCACGTACTTTGATCAAGAGAAAACAGGCCCATTGCTGGAGCATTTGAAGCGCTACCGGCGAACGATCAACGCCAGGACGAACGAACCAGGCGCACCACTACACGATGAGCACAGCCACGGCGCGGACATGTTCCGCTATGCCGGTATGGCCGTTGACCAGATGGGCAATGCCGAAGCGCAAAAGCCCATCGCCTACAAAAGGAAGCCGCTGATATGAAAGAACAACTGCGCGAACTGCTGAAGGGTGTGGTCATGGGCCGTCCTGCTTCTGCTGAAGAGCTGGCCGACCTGCTGGCTGACCTGCTGGACAACAAAAAAGAGCCTGCTACCACTACCGTACAAGTCGAACTGCCAAAGAAGAAGGCGACCAAGTGAAGAAGATGGACGACGAAGCCCTGTTGAATCACCTCCAGGCGCTGGAGGAAGACTCGGCAGCGTTCGTGTGGGGTGCGCTCGGCGGCGAGCGTGAGAAAGCCCAGCGCGAATACTTCCGCATGCCCTACGGGAATGAGGAAGATGGTTGGTCGTCCATCGTCACCAGCGACGTACAAGACACGGTCGAATGGATACTTCCGCAGCTTCTCGACATCTTCACGGCCACGGATTCGATCGTTTCGTTTGAGCCCACGAAACAGGAAGACGTAGATGGCGCAGAGCAGGCCACAGAGACGTGCAATTACATCTTCACGAAGAAGAATGACGGCTTCTTGGTGCTGTATACAGCGATCAAGGACGCTTTGCTGGTCAAGAATGGTGCGGTGCACTGGCGCAAGGAAACCAGGCGCCAGAAGGTAAAAATGCCGCTGCAAGGCGTGACAGAAATGCAGCTCGCCCAAGCCTTGGAGCAGGGCGGCGAGATCATCAATGCCGAACCGGTAGGCCAAGCACAAGACCCAATGACGGGCGAGGTGCTGACGGTCTATAACGCCACGATTGAGAAGGAAGAATCAAGCCAGCATATCTGCGTCGAAGCATTCCCGCCCGAGGACTTGCTGATCAAACGCGATTGGACAAAGCCGCTGTTGCAGGACTGCCCTTACGTCGCACGCATCATGCGCGTGACTCTCTCCGACCTGGTTGAGATGGGGTACACCGACGTGACAGCCGAAGACCTGGGCGGATCGGACGATCCAAGCCAGTCGGCGGACGCATCTTTTAGATCGTCGCGCATGAGCCAGAACGGCGATGCGTACGAAGATGACCCAGAAGTCAGCGCGGAAGACGATTCGTTGACCGAAGGATATCTGCGCATTGAATATGTTTTGGTGGACTACGACGGCGACGGCATTGCTGAACGCCGCTGCATCTATCGCTTGAAAAACCGCATCCTCAAGAACGAGGAAGACTCGCACGTTCCTATCGCCACAGCATCGCCAATCCTGGTGGCGCACCGCTGGGATGGGATGAGCGTCGCCGAGACGGTCAGCGACATTCAGCAGCTCAAGACGGAAATGACCCGTCAAATGCTGAACTCGCTGTATCTGGCGAACACACCTCGAACAAAGGTACTGACCAACGCTCAAGGTTCGCCAGTCGCCAACATTGATGACCTGCTTGATGCCCGCCCCGGTGGCATTCTGCGCACGCAGAACATGGAAGGTATCCAGGAGTATGTCACGCCCTTTGTCGGTGGGCAAACCCTGCCAATCCTCGAATACGTGGACGCCATGCGCGAGAACCGCACTGGTGTCACGCGCTACTCGCAGGGCCTTGGCGCGGACGGATTGGAGAAGACCAACGGCGAATCAGCACGCTTGATGAACGCCAGCCAGATGCGCATCAAGCTTATCGCCCGCATCATGGCCGAGTGCCTTGTGAAGCCCATCTTTCAAGGGATTCTCAAGCTACTGACAGAAGGCGACATGCAAAAGATCGCTTTCCGCCTGCGAAATGAGTTCGTTGAGTACGACCCGCAGGAATGGCGCGATTCATACGATATGACGATCAATGTGGGTCTCGGGTCTGGCGACAAGGACGTGCAACTGCGCCACCTGGGGGCCATCTTTCAGTCGCAAATGGCATTGGCTCAATCTCCATTCGGCCCCGCCCTGATCGATCCAGGCAAGATCTACAACACACAAGCCAAGCTAGTCGAAAACGCCGGGTTCAAAAACGTGGGCGATTTCTGGAAAGACCCCGCGAAAGAACCGCCACCACCTCAACAGCCGCCACCACCTCCACCACAGGTGATTGTCAAACAAATGGAGCTGCAAGCCGAGGCGCAGAAGTTCCAAGCCGAGTCTCAATTGACCATGCAGCGCGAAACCCTGCAAGCCGAGGCAAAGCAGCGCGAGACTCAATTGCAGCTTGAGCTACAGGCCGCGAACGATGCCCGAGATGCAGAGCGCGAGCGGTTAATGGCGATGCACAAGCAGGAGCTTGCAATGGCTCAATTGGAGCTGGATCGCTACAGGACGGACGCCGACAACGCTGCCAGAATCAAGGTCGCGCTGATTGCACACCCTGGAGAAAATGGCATCGATGTGGATCAAGAAAGCGGCGAAGTAATGCAGAAGCCCGACCCGTTGGCGGTTGTCACACAGGCAATCCAAGCGCTGGCAGATGGCATGAACAGACCAAAGGCCGTGATCCGCGATGAGGCCGGAAAAGTGATTGGGGTGCAGTAATGGCTGACAACGTCACATTGCCTGGAACCGGTGCGGTTGTAGAGACTGTGGATGTGGGGGGCGTTCAGCGCCAGGTGGTGCAGGTAGCCAACTTCCCCACCACCGTCAGCTACGCCGAGGACACGCCACACGTCTCCGGGGCTATGGGCAACCTGATGCTGGCGATCCGCTCTGATTCGGACGCTCCAACGGCGGATAACGGCGACTACACCATCCTCAAAATGGACGAGGAAGGGCGCCTCAAGGTCGCTAGCAAGCCTGCGAGCTACCCGGCAACAGTCGGCAACGTCACCAGCGCCACCAGCACGGTGGTGGTGAACACCGAGCGGTTCTCGAACCTGATGATCCACTGCGCCGGGACATTTGCCGGTGTGAACTGCACGTTTGAGGGCTCGCTGAACTCGACCAACGGAGCAGACGGCAACTGGTTTGCAGTGCAGGCCATCCGGTCGAACGCGAACACGATTGAAACCACCACGGGCGTGCTGGCTGCGGCCCCTGCGTATGCGTGGGAACTGTCGGTGAACGCACTGCGGTACTTCCGCATTCGCGCCACGGCATGGACCTCTGGCACGCAGGTTTGGACACTGATTCCTGGCACCTACGCCACCGAGCCAATCCCAGGTGCACAGGTGAGCGGCACGCAGCCCGTCTCCGGCACGGTAACGGCAACGGTCACAGCAGGCACGGTTAACCCGGTAGTTCCAGCGACCCCATATTTCCTGAACAGCGCCGCGACAACCAACGGCGCGCTGGTCCTGACCGGCACAAGCAATGTGTCGAGCTTCTACGCGACGAACGAGGGCGCGACCGCTGCCTACATCAAGCTCTACAACAAGGCGACGGCGCCGACTGTTGGCACTGATGTGCCCGAGATGACCATCCCCGTTCCGGCGGCGGTGAGTGGTGTGCCCGGCGTAGCAACGATCCCTATTGGGTTCCACGGCTTTCGCTTCGCCTTGGGCCTTGGCATCGCCATCACCCGCAATGCGGTGCACACGGACACGACAGCGATTGGCGCGGGCGAGGTGAAGGTCAAGCTCTCGCGGACGGTCTAAATGCTGCTCCTCCTGTTTGCACAGTCTGGCGACACACCGCCAGTAGAGCAAAGCGGTGGGGCGGGCTTCGAGATGGGCGCGCAGATCGTCTATCGCAAGCCGTACCTGCAGCAGGTTCTTGAAGCAAGAGCCGAACGATTCAAGCCCAAGGGCCGCAGGGCCAAGAAGCGGGCCAAGGTCATCGAAGTAGAGGCCGCGCAAGCAGTGCTGGCGGGGGAAGGTGAGCAGAAGCTCAAAACGCTGATGCGCCAATGGCAAGCCCAGGCGCCAGAGATGCCCAAGGCGGAAACGGTTGATGTTTACCAGCTCTTCATGGCGCAGGTGGCCTTCTGGGTGCGCAAGGCCCAGGAAGAGCAGCAACAAGACGAAGAGGACGCGCTGATCGCGCTGCTGACATGACCAATCAACAGATAGCCCAAAAGGGTTTCGAAGCATCGCAAGTGCTGGACAACCCAGCCTACAAAGCGGCCATGGATGCACTGCGCACCGATGTCATCGAGGCCTGGAAGAAGTGCCCGGTGCGCGACAAAGAGGGTCAGGTGCTTTTGCTGCAATTGGCAAAGCTGACAGACAAGTTTGAAAGCGTCCTGTCCGGGATGGTGGAGGGCGGCAAGTTCGCACAACGCCAATTGGAGCTGGACGACATGAGGAACGAAAGCACAGCCAGAAAGCTGATGCGCCGCGTTTTGTAGACAAGCCACCTTGTCTTTTGGGGCAACCGCAGTGATGCGTCCCCGTAGCCCTTCCGGTGGCTTTGGAAGGGTTCAGACCGAGACTACACCATGAGCGGACAAGCTGAAACAGCACCCGGCAGTTTGGATGACCTAGCGTCGTTTCTTGAGGACAAGCCTTTGGGGGCATCCGACGAACAGGAAGACGACGCAACACCTCAGGAGGACTCGCAAGAGCAACCCGAAGAGGACGAAAACGCAGTTGATGAACCCGAAGCGGAAGCCTCGGAGGAAGAAGCCGAAGATCAACCAAGCGTAGTTTTCAAAGTCACTGTCAAGGGCGAAGACGGTGCTGATCAAACCCTCGAGGTTGATCAAAAAGAGCTGATTGCAGGCTACCAGCGCCAGCGCGACTACACAGTCAAGACGCAGGCCCTGGCAGAACGCGAACGGCAGGCTTTTGAAGTGGTCACGTCCGAGATTGAAAAGTCTCGTAGCCATTTCATGCAACAGGCGGCGATGGCCTATGCCGCTGTGAACGAGCTTGCTGGACTGCGATCACCCGAAGAAATGGCGCAACTGGCGCACACAGACCCATCGGCGTGGGTGCAAGAGCAGCAGCGATCCGCAGCGGTGCAAGCGCGCCTGCATCAGATCCAGCAAGGCATGCAGGCAGAGCAGGCGCAGGCCCAGCAAATGCAGGCACAGCAACGGCAGCAGCTCTTCCAAAAGGCCTGGAGTGTGTTGCAAGAAAAAGGCATCGACAAGCCCAAGTTGGCGGGCATTTATCAAGAGGCGGCGAAGCGTTACGGCTTTGGTGAACAGGAGTTCGCCAGCGTCTACGACCCGCGCCTGGTGCTCGCGTTGCGCGATGCGGTGGCTTATCGGGCACTGCACGACAAAAAACCAGCGGTACAGCAGAAGGCGCAAACCGCGCCCAAGCTGCCCGCGACCAAACAACCCGTAGCCCGCTCGGAAACCAAGATCAAACAGCTCGAAACGCGATTTACCCGCAAGGGTGGCGCAAAGCTGGATGACCTGGCGGCCTACCTGTCGGCCACTGGCCGGTAAAGGAAACGAAAAATGGCACAACCAGCAAATACGTTTGACCGTTACGACGTCAACAACTCCGTTCGCGAAGACCTGATCGACAAGATTTTCAACACTTCGCCCGAAGAAACCCCCGTGACCTCCGGTCTGGGCAAGTCCACTGCATCGAACACCTACCACGAATGGCAGCGTGATTCGCTCGCAGCCGCGAACAAGGACAACGCCTTGATCGATGGCGACGACTTCGCAGGCCAGGCTCTCACGGGCACTGAGCGAATCGGCAACTACTGCCAGATTTTCTCCAAGCAGCCGGTTGTTTCGCGCCGCGCCGACATCGTCAACAAGGCTGGTCAAAAGACCGCCATGGCCTATCAAACGGCCAAGATGATGAAAGAAATGAAGCGCGACATGGAGGCCGCTGTGCTGTCCAGCAATGTGGCCGTGGCGGGTAACTCCACCACTGCAAGCAAGCTGGCAGGCCTGGGCGCGATGATCTACACGAACATCAGTTCGGGGGCTGGTGGCTCGACGCCTGCGCACACCTCGGGCGCTGCTACCGTGGCTCCTGCCGCTGGCACGCCCCGTGCATTCACCGAGACGCTGCTGAAAACGGTTATCCAACTGGCCTACACCAACAGCGGGGCAATCCCCCGCCAGGTGGTCATGTCTCCCAACCACAAGACCCTGTTCTCTGCCTTCACTGGTATCGCGGTCAACCGCTACCAAGTGGGCAAGAAGGAGCAGGGCCGCATCATCGGCGGCGCGGACGTATACATGTCCGACTTCGGCGAGCTGGAAATCGTCCCGCACTACATCATGAGCGGCGCGACCCAGGTGTTCGGCATTAACCCCGAATACGCCTCGATGGCGTTCCTGGACGGCTTCAAGCCCAAGGAAATCGGCGACACCGGCGACAGCAAGAAGAAGCTGATCACCGCTGACGTCACCCTGCGTCTCGACGCAGAAAAGGCAATGTTCAAGATTGCCGACCTGACCGCCTAAACGGGCAACCAGAACAGGGGGGCTCAGGCCCCCCTTTGTCGTTTATGCATCCGTCGCGAGACGCTGCAGGGGGAAGCTATGAATCTGGTCGGAATGTCGCCACGCGGGTTTACAGAAAACGTCACGATCGACGAAGGAGTGAATTCTGTCGGTGTGCGCAAACAAGTGCACCTTGAAGGCGATTCGGTCATTGTGCAAAAGACCTACGACGCCACGCCACACTTGGAACACGCCCGCATTGCGCGGGAATCAACTGAGGGCAAAGGCTGGGGTGAAGGAAAGTTTATCGGGCACATCCCGCCCGTCGAATATGCGCGCATCTCGATCATCCGCGACCCAGCCGAGCGCAAGAAAGCCATCATGACCTTCTTGCGCGAGAACCCGGCGTTTGTCATGTTTGATCGGGCGCTCAAGTGATCACCGATTACGCATCGTTGCAAGCCGCGATCCAGTCAGAGGCACACCGGTCTGACCTTGACGCGCTGATACCAGATTTCATCCAACTGGCCGAGCGCCAGATGGCGCGCGAATTGCCAATACGGCTCTTTGAAACGTCTGTCACAGGCACCAGCACAGGAACCCTGGCTCTACCGGCTGATTTTGACCGCATCCAGCGCCTGAGCATCATCACGGCAGGGCGTACATACCCGCTGGACTACACCAGCCCCAACGGCATCACCGACTACGTCAGCGGCAATCCGTACAGATACACAATCTTGAACGGTGAAATTCAGTTTGTGCCAGAAACTGGCGGTGAATACCAGCTTGACTACTTGCGCAAACTCGTGCCGCTGTCGAACACGAACAATAGCAATTTTGTGCTTGCAGATCACCCGGACGCCTATCTTTATGGCGGGCTATTGCACCTTTACATGCACACGCGCGACGAAGAGCAGATAAGCAAATACGCGCCTCTTTTTGCGACCGTCCTTGCATCCATCGTCACCCACGACGAACGTAAACGCCTCCCACTTGCTGGAGGCTTGCAAGTCAAACCCAGGGGCTACCGATGACCGTAGAAACCGCAAGCTACATCAGCCAGCTCGACCCAACATACCCCACGGCAGGCGACCCTAAGAGCGAAGGCGATAACCACCTTCGACTGCTCAAAACGGTGCTGAAAACGCAGTTCCCGAACTTCGGAACCAATGCCATTTCGGCGACTGCGGCAGAGGTTAACTACCTCGTCGGCGTCACTTCTGCCGTGCAAACCCAGCTCAACACGCTGGACACCGGCAAGGCGTCCAAATCCGGTGCGAACTACACCGGCACGCACGATTTCACTGCCGCTGCCCTGACTGTGCCCACCCAAGCCACAGGCGATGCCACGAC